CCCTCTGCAAGTTCATTGCGACCAAAAGAAACATACTGATCTTGAGAAAAACACTCTTGGTACTTTAAATATCCGTGATCTTCTACTTCATGTTGTAAAAATTCTTTTATCTTTTTTAGTGTAGTCATACTCTTCTCCCATATCTTATTCTTTGCTCCCACTTGTAGTGCCTAACAATCTTTAATATATCATCTGTATTATCTAATCTTTTATTGCTATGCTTATCTACAATATCATCTGTTGATAGCCCCTGCTCTATATCTCTTGCAATGCTACGATATTTTCTACTAAATTTATCCATCTAATTGCCTTTCTTCTTTGTTTAAATTATCCCAATCTGCTTTCTTTATAGTAAATTTACGATTTGTAATGGGAATACAAATCTTTACATTTTTACGACCTACTTTAGCCCAAGCAAGTCTGCCACCAGATACTGGTAATCTGGTATCATTAAAACTAACAGAATAAAGTTTAGCACTCTCCCAAACTTTACCTATCGGTCTTTCTTTCGACGATTTCATGTTTTGCCTCTCTATCTATTTGCCGTTCTATTTTATCCTTTTTCTTATCCGGTACTTGTTTAGATAAGAATCTTTTATCTGTCCTTAATATTCTTGCTATCGGATTTATTCTAGTAATTTTTTTCTTCATAGTGTCCCCAATAGATTATATTATAAATGGAATGGTAAATCATATGATTAACACTTGTCAAGAAAATTTTTATATATTTTTGAAAAAAATATGTTAAGGTAATAAACATGAAACAAAAAAGAACGAAAAAACAAACACTTATCTACTACACTGGATTGGCATTTTTAAAAGTTGGCAGTGTATTTTCAAGTATAGGTAATTGGTTTTGGCGAAGACATAGGGATATTTTGGATACACTAGATTGATAATATTTATGAGAAAGGCAAGTTATGAAATCACCAAATTGGTTGAAAGGTTATGTGGAAACATTAGACATACCCTATTTAGGTAGATACCGATCTGATTGTCCGGTATGTCAAAAGAAAAATACGTTTAGTGTAACAGATGACGGACTACAACGTTTGTGGTTTTGTTTTCATGCTGATTGTAATGTATCCGGAAAAACCGGAATTAATCTATCTAGAAAACATACCGGTTCACCATTTCGTAAGCACCTAGAAAAGTTAAGCACAGATAAAACTTTTGAAGTTCCGTTGACGTTTGTAAGTTTATCTAGAAGTTTAGATGCTGAATTGTACGTTCGTTCTGTGGGAGCATACGATTCGTATATGTCAGGCGAGGTTGACATACGATATGATTTTAGAGAGAATCGAGTGGTATTCTTGGTTAAGAATGATTCACAAATTGTAGATGCGTGTGGTAGATCACTCAACCAACGTAAACCAAAGTGGAGAAGATATGGAAATAGTGGATATCCTTTTATCAAGGGAGCTAGATGTAAAGTCTTTGTGGTGGAAGATTGTTCTTCTGCTTGTAGTGTTTCAAGCGATATCACGGGTATAGCATTGATGGGCACAAATCTTTTGGATACACATATAGATGTAATAAAAAAGTATAAAAAAGTTTTTGTGGCTCTTGACAAAGATGCTACAGATAAGGCAATAAAGATAGTACGAAAGTTAAAACAGTATGTTCCAACAAAGTTAGTTGTGTTACATAAGGATATAAAGAATATGGAAAGGCAAGAACGAGATGAGTTCATACAATACCACGTCAATCGATAAACAAATTTTAGGATTCTGTTTAAACAACGAGTTTTTTGAACGTGCAAAAAACATACTTGATAGACAGATGTTTGATCGTGATATGCGAGATATATTTGATACGTTATCATTCTATCATACAAACTATGCTAACGACATTCAAGTCAATGAGTTGAGTGTCTTGTTTAACGATAGGAATCCGGCGATACCGGATAGTGCTAGGAAAAAGATACAAGAAACAATCTCACAATTAGAAGCCGGCAATCCTAACAATGTTGAGTTGCACATGGATATGCTAAATAACTTTTGGTTGCGAGATCGTGCACGGATAATTGGCGAGAAAGCAATCGAAATATTTACTGGTGATAGTGAGGAGTTCGGCGAGTTACGTCGTTTGATAGATGCCGTAGAGGATGGTCGTATCTCTGACAAAACAACATACGAGGTAGTTGAAGAAGGTTTAGCTGAATTATTAGATGAGCAAGCAAAAGATCCGGATTTTAAATTTGAGTTAAATTTAATAAATGAAAAAGTTGAAGGTTGTGATAGAGGTAATCTAGGTATTATCTTTGCACGTCCGGAAGTCGGAAAGACTACATTTTCTTGTTTTTTAGCGTCGAGTTACATACGACAAAAGCACAAGGTTGTATATTGGGCAAATGAAGAACCGGCTAAAAAAATAAAGTTGCGTTTAATCCAATCATATTTTGAGGTAACAAAAGAGGAGTTGAATAACAATCGAGATAAGTACATACCATTATACCTAGAACATATGCAACCATACTTGACAATTATGAGTTCTGTAGGTACAAGTGTAGAAGAAGTAGATGAGTACGCAAAATTAAATAAGCCTGATGTGATGTTCTGTGATCAACTAGATAAATTTAAGATAGACGGAAATTATAATCGAGGTGATGAAAGATTAAAAGAAACATATGTGATGGCAAGAGAGATAGCAAAACGAAATAAACTTTTATTGTGGGCAGTTAGCCAAGCGAGTAATGATGCACATGATCGACAGTTCATTGACTATGCAATGATGGATAATTCAAAAACAGGTAAAGCCGGTGAAGCAGACATTATCATAGGGATTGGAAAGACAGGATCGAGTGAGTTGACCAATGACGTACGACATATTTGTATATCAAAAAACAAGTTGAATGGTTGGCATGGAATGATCAATGCACAGATAGACATATCTAGGGGGTTTTATTATTGATATGAATAATAGGTATGTTATCTACTGTGATGATTGTAAAAAGACGGGTGCTTTTGTTAAGCATGAGGGTAGAGGTGCTTTCTGTTTGCCTTGTTACGTAAATAGAAATCCTGAATTAAAGGGTAAAATAACTATACATGAAAGGAAAGATAAATGAAAAAATATTTTGAAAAGAAATTTGGTGAGGGTACGGCCTTTGATCTCGACTATGGTAAGCTACTAATTATTGCACTACTAATTTATATTGCATTTTTTAAGTCTGCATCTTCTGCAATATGGCAAGATAAACCTATTATGTGTGCAAGTAAAGATGAGATACTCATGGCACTAGATGAAAGAAGTGAGATAGTTCGTTTTTATGCTATGCAAGAGACTAAAGTTTGGGATGGGGAAGATTTAAAAGAACAACCAGTTTCTCTAAAACTAGCTATATTCGTAAATAGCGAAACAAAAACATACTCGATAGTAGAGGCACACCCAACATATAAGACTTTTTGTGTTGTGAGTTACGGAGAAAATTTTAAAGAGGTAAATAAATAGTATGCGTGTATTGACGTTTGATGTAGAAACAACACACATGACTACACCTAATGGTGGATCAAATCCATCACCACATTTTGGTAATCGTCTAGTATCTCTAGGATTTAAGTGGTTAAATAGTGAATGTACATACCTATGTTTTCATCATGCAGATAGAGAGCCACACAATAATGCGTTCGATATATTTAAAGATGCGTTGAAATTAGCAGATGTATGTATCGGTCAAAACATAAAGTTTGATTTGGGTTGGATACGCAGTTGTGGTTGGGTATATAGTGGGGAGATATACGATACGATGGTTGCAGAATATATCCTATCGAAATCGAGACGTTGGCCTTTGGGGCTCGCTAGTCTCGCAGATAAGTATGGTGTTACCAAAAAAGAGAAAGACCTCGTTACACCATATCTCAAAGAGGGAAAAACTTTTTACGATATACCGTGGGAAGTTGTTGAAGAATATGGAAGAGCTGATATTATTGCTACAGAAGAAGTGGCACTAAAACAACTGAGTGCCTTTGGCACAACATTTGAGGATTTATTTGATGGAAAAAGAATTAATACCTACACTTAAACTTTCACTTGACATGACGAAAGTTTTGAGTAGGATGGAGTATGACGGTTTAAGGGTTAATTTAGATACCTTACAAGAGATTAAAAATGAATATCAACGAGAGATGGACAAACTACAAGTGTTACTAGAACGATTAGCAAAAGATGCAATGGGAGATACACCGATTAATTTAGCGAGTCCGGATGATCGTTCGATGCTCTTATATTCGTGTAAGGTTAAAGATAAGGGTATGTGGGCAAAACTATTTAACTTGGGCACGGAAAAACGTGGTGCAACAGTTAAACAGAAGATGCGTAAACGTTTGAAGAAAGAAGAGTTCAAGAAAATCATACTGAATTGGACAGACGTAGTATATAAAACTGAAGGCGAATGTTGTGCAGGTTGTTTAGGAAACGGACGAGTTAGACCAGTACGAAAAGACGGTACACCGAGTAAAGCATTGCGTATCTGCAAGCCTTGTGATGGAACAGGTGTTATATATAGACAAAAAAACACCGTTGCCGGATTTAAACTTTTACCTAGAAATGCAGGAGATGTAGCATCGGCAGGTTTCAAGACAGATAAGGTTACATTAGAATCTAGAGTATCTAGTGTAACAGGGGTTGCAAAAGATTTTATAAAAGCATATACTCGTTACAATGCTCTACGAACTTACATGAGTACATTTATAGAGGGAATAGAAAATAATGTTGACGAACATGGTTTCATACATCCTGAGTTCATGCAGTGTGTTACTGCGACGGGCCGACTTTCGTCTCGCAATCCGAACTTCCAAAATATGCCGAGAGGATCCACATTCGCTATACGGAAAGTTATTGAAAGTCGTTTTGAGGGTGGTAGTATACTTGAGGGGGATTATTCCCAACTAGAATTTAGAGTTGCAGGATTTTTATCGAAAGACAAACAGGTTTATGATGATGTTAAAAAGGGTACAGATGTGCATAGTTATACTGCAGAGATAATAGGGTGTTCTCGTCAAGAGGCAAAGGCACATACGTTTAAACCACTATATGGTGGTGTATCCGGCACAGATGCACAACAGAGATACTACAACACATTTAAAACAAAGTATAAGAGAGTTTCTGATTGGCACGACGAATTGCAAAAAGAGGCAGTTCGCACCAAGCAGATCAAGCTACCATCGGGCAGACAGTTTGCCTTTCCTGATGCTCGATGGACAGCGTGGGGGACAGCGACAAATCGCACGGCAATTTGCAATTATCCTGTACAGGGATTTGCCACAGCAGATTTGCTCCCCCTCGCACTAATTGAGTTACATCGAAAGATGTCCGAGATGGGACTAGAGTCCCTAATTTGCAATACGGTGCATGATTCTATTGTATTGGATGTTCATCCAAATGAGAAAGAAGATTGTATCCGGTTGTTGAGTGATACCATGCGAGACATACCGAAGTTAGCGATGTCTCGTTATGGTATTGATTATGATATGCCAGTTGGCATAGAACTAAAGATCGGCCAAAATTGGCTCGATTTAAACCCAGTAGAACTATAAGGAGTTAAAGAATGGGAAATACAGAAGTAGTGAACTTATCGGAAGATATGGACAAAATTGTCGATGCTTTCAATAGTGATGATACAGATGCACTGATGGAAGCGTCCGGTCAAGGTACGAAAGCCGGACAAACAGGTTTACCTCGTTTGAACATCAACTACGATCAAGAAAATGAAGAGGGTGTTCAGTTAAAACGTGGTACTTGGAGAATGTACTTGGATGGAAGAAGTTTATACGCAGATACGGTGTATATCACTCCTATCCTACGTACGTTTGAATATAGTCTGTGGGATTCTGAGTTAGGAGAATTTTCTTGTAAGTCTGTGCAAAAGCCAACTTTACAAGGGGAATTTCCGGATAATTCAGGCACAAATAAGTGTGGTAGGTTATCGAGAGATGAAGAAGAGAGCCTAAGTCAAACAGACGAAAAACTAATTCACTCTCGATCTGTAAATTGTAATCAAATAATTTATGGAACGATACACGGAGATTTTAAAACTGCAGACGGTGAAGAGGTAAAGATTGATAAGTCTAGTGAACAGCCTGTGGTTTTTTACTCGAAGCGATCTAGTTTTAAACCAATTAGTGATTTTATAGCCGGACTAACTAGGCAAAATAAAATTATGCAGAAGTGTGTAATTCGTTTAGTTACTGATAAGAGAAAGCGTGGTAGTGTAAACTATTGGGTTCCTGTACCAACGTTTCATGCTGATTCAGAAATCACGGATAAAACTAAAGAATTGATGGGTGCATTTGCACACACCGTTAAGGGACATAATGATAATATTATGTATCAATATAAATCAAATGTGAAGTTACAAGATAGTAACCAAGCAGATGATGAATTAGCAGATAGATTTAAAAATGCTATCACTGCTTAAAATTCAAGATTACTTGAATAAAGCGAATAGGGGGGATGTTACCATCTCCCCATCTTTATTAGAAGAGTTTGCTAGGGATTGTAGAGATTCTGCAAACAAGCAACTGAGTGGGCGAGAGAAAACAGGATGGCGAATACGTATGTCCGGTTTGGGACGACCTCTATGTCAACAGATGTTAGAACGTGATGGTAAAGTTCAAGACATGGAATACAATGCCTTGTTTAGATTTTTATTTGGGGATATAACAGAAGCCATCGTTATGATGGTTTTAAAAGGTGCAGGTATAAAAATAGTAGATGCACAGAAGTCAGTAGAATTAAAGATAGATAACAATGTAATAAAGGGTACACTTGATGTGATACTTGAAGATGAACTGGGACAGCAGAAAGTTTGGGATATAAAATCAGCGAGTGATTGGGCATTTAAAAATAAATATAGAGGGGGATACGAAACCCTAACACAAGAAGATCCATTTGGGTATGTCATGCAGGGGCATTTGTATGGTGAAGCTACGGGTCTGCCTTTTGGTGGTTGGATTGTAGTGAACAAATCGAGTGGTGAACTCTTGTTTGTTGAAGTGCCGGATTGGAAACAAGACGATAAGGAAACATACCTGAAAGATGCGAAAGCACGGATTAAGATACTAACAAATCCAAAAGCAAAATTCGTTAAGTTTCCGTTAGATTGGGAAACATACCGACGAGGTGGTGAAGTGGTACGTACAGGAAACAAGGTTTTGAGTAAAGAATGTAGTTTCTGTGGATACAGAAAACATTGTTGGCCAAAAGCTATCCTACACGATAAGATAACATCTAAAGCAAAGAATCCGCCGCAAGTATGGTATGAAAAATTAAAAACAAAAGAGATGTAATATGGCGTTTGTATTTGTCAGCACGTATAGTGAAGAACTCGTACGTTTAAATAAGGGGTTATATGTGGTGTATGTTGATGCCTATAGCCGTATAGGTGGTGAGAGACGTATCGTTTATCTACGTCAACATGAAAAAGGATTACCGTTGACTCTACGTGAAAATTTTTCAGAAGATGGACATTTATCGAGTGAAACAGAGGCACGAGACATAATAACATTACGGAGAGAAATTAGTGATATCTGTGATATAAAGAATGTAGGTGCAAATATATGTGTGCCTATTTTGCCTATATCAAATGAATTGAATAACATAGAACGGAGATCTCCTAAATTACATGAATACTTAATAGCACGTATGAATCGAGTAGGATTGGTGGTGCAGTAACAATGAAAACTTACGGTGGATATAGATCTGAATTTGAATTAAATATAGCTAGAAAATTAAAAGAGAATAAGGTTGACTTTGAATATGAAAATCATAAAATAGAATATATACCTAAAACACGGGTATATACTCCTGATTTTTATCTTCCAATTACAAACATATATGTAGAAGCAAAAGGTTACTTGGACAAAGATGACCGAGTCAAGATGTTGCTAGTTCAAGATCAACATCCGGACTTGGATATACGCTTTGTCTTTTTACGTGCAAATAACAAAATCCATAAGAAAAGAAAAACAACCTATGGAGATTGGTGTGATAAAAATAATTTTAAATGGGCAGAAGGTTTTATACCGATAGATTGGATTAAACATGACAGAACAAACTGATAAAAATTTAGAGTTGAAGATGAACATGGAAAAGTTCACATTACTTCCGGGTCGTTATTATGTTATACTCGAACCACTAGGATTAGATGAGTTTAGTATCACAGCATATGACACGATGGGAAAAGATGCGGAACGTGGTAAGTATGCCGCCGAAATCATACAAGAGGGTATCCTAGCATTGGTACGAGATCAACTCGACTTCGTGTACGATACAGGAAAGTTAGAGATAGAATCAAAAAAATCCTTGAATAAATTTACTGAGGATGTTAATCTGCCTTCTCCTAAAGACAATATAGTCAAGGTAGACTTTGGAAAGAAACAATGATAGACAATGTCAATAGCCCGAAACACTACAATCAAGCAGGTATCGAGTGCATTGATGCAATCGAGGCGGCGACGGGTGATGGATTTGAACACTACTTGCAAGGAAACATCATCAAGTACGTCTGGAGATACCGATACAAGAACGGAACGGAAGATCTCCAAAAAGCCCAATGGTACTTGAGTAAATTGATAAAAATTATAGAGAGGAAAAATAAGAAGTGAATTGTTGGCATTGTGGACACCAATTAACTTGGGGTGGGGATCACGACATTGAGGGAGAAGATGAAGAGTATTGTATGGAAACAAATCTTTCCTGCCCTAGTTGTGGTTCGTTTGTTTTGGTCTTTCTACCAAAAGATACACACCCTGAACCACAGATAGATCAAAAAACAAAACAATTAATTCGAGAGGAAAAAGATAGTGATGAATAATATGTTACCAACTTCTTATCAACAATTCATACACAAATCGAGATATGCTCGTTGGCTAGATGATGAAGCTAGAAGAGAAAACTGGGATGAAACTGTAGAACGTTACATACAATACATGGTTTCTCATGTACAAAAGAAACACGGGTACCAGATGGATGTTCCTACTTTAGCATCTATCAAAGAATCAATTTTAAGTTTGGAAGTTATGCCATCGATGCGAGCTATGATGACGGCAGGATTAGCCTTAGAACGAGATAACATCTGTGGATATAATTGTAGTTACATACCAGTAGATAGTCCTCGTGCATTTGATGAATGTATGTATATTTTAATGTGTGGAACAGGTGTAGGTTTTTCCGTAGAACGAGAAAACGTAGATAAGCTCCCCATAATTAGTGATAACATGAGTAAATCTACGATAGAGATAAAGGTTGCTGACAGTAAAGTTGGTTGGGCAAAAGCCTATCGAGAACTCGTAGCATTACTCTATGCCGGACAGATACCTTCTTGGGATATGTCTCTGATTCGCCCTGCAGGAGCAAAGTTAAAGGTGATGGGGGGACGTGCATCCGGGCCACAACCACTAGTTGACTTATTTAATTTTACCATACAGACATTCAAGAAAGCTACTGGACGTAGACTCTATCCGATAGAGTGCCACGATATCATGTGTAAAGTTGGTGAGGTTGTTGTTGTAGGTGGTGTACGCCGTTCTGCGTTGATATCCTTATCTAACTTAAATGATGATCAGATGCGTCATGCAAAAGCAGGACAATGGTGGGAAAATGATGGACAGAGAGCACTCGCTAATAATTCTGTAGCATACAAATCTAAACCGGAGATGGGAACATTTATGCGAGAGTGGTTAGCCTTGTATGATTCTAAGTCCGGTGAACGAGGTATGTTTAATAGGGAAGCCGCAGATAAACAAGCCGCACGTAATGGACGACGTGAAACAGGTTACGAGTGGGGCACAAACCCCTGTTCTGAAATCATACTACGTCCATACCAATTCTGTAACTTATCTGAAGTTGTTGTTCGTGAGAATGATACCCTAGAAAGTTTAAAACACAAAGTACGTGTCGCAACAATCTTGGGCACTCTACAATCAACACTAACTGATTTTAAATACTTGAGGAAAATATGGAAACAAAACACGGAAGAAGAACGATTATTAGGCGTATCCTTAACTGGTATTATGGATCATGGTCTACTATCAAAGAATATGGACAGCAAGCGATGGCTAGAAGAAATGCGAGACGAAGCAGTAGAGACGAACTCTACGTATGCCCGTTTGCTTGGAATCCGAACGAGCAGTGCAATCACTTGTGTCAAGCCGTCGGGTACTGTATCACAACTGGTGGACGCCGCTAGTGGTATACACGCACGTCATAGTCAATACTACATACGTACCGTGCGTGGAGATAACAAAGATCCGTTGACGGATTTGATGAAGCAAGCAAACATACCGAATGAACCGGATATGATGAAACCGGAAAATGTAACAGTATTTTCATTTCCGATGGAGTCTCCGAAAAACGCTGTGATGCGTACGGATATGTCTGCTATCGAACAATTAGAACTATGGAAAACATACGCCATTCATTGGTGTGAACATAAACCTTCCATCACTGTTTCTGTAAAGGAACATGAATGGATGAACGTAGGAGCATGGGTATATGATAACTTTGATATCGCATCCGGTGTATCATTTCTCCCATTCAGCGAACACACATATCAACAAGCACCATACCAAGAGATCGATGAAGCACAGTATAGCATCGAAAAGGAGAGGTTCAAGGATATTTCGTTGGATTGGGATAAATTATCGGATTTTGAAAAGGAAGATCACACGACGGGTTCACGGGAATTAGCGTGTACTGCAGGTGCGTGTGAAATAGTGGATATATAATTATGAGTATAGAATTTATAGTTGTTTTAATTTGGGTTGTGTTTGTGTGATGATAGAGGTACAGATAACAGAAGACCATCTTTTATCAGCGAAGAGGAAGGCGAGTTCGGTAGGAATCTTACAGGGGAGTATTACAGGCGGGATGAGTAATGTCGTCGGTGCACTCGGAGAAGTTATTGTTGCTGAATTGCTAGGTGCAAAAGAAGTCAACTCCAAAGACTACGACTTGATTGATGGAAACATACGCATCGACGTAAAGACGAAGCGTTGCAATACGAAACCATTACGACACTATGATTGTAGTGTGGCGGCACATGGTACGAAACAGGATTGTGATTCGTATGTTTTCGTTAGGATCTTAACGAGCTTGAAAATAGCTTGGGTATTAGGAAAGATTGATAAAGATATTTTTTACAATAAGGCAACACGTTACAAGCGAGGGGATTTTGATCCGGCAAATGGGTTTGTATTTAAGGCAGACTGTTATAACTTACCAGTCTCTGAATTAAACGACATACTAGCGGAAAATAAATTTTACCATGCCCAAGAAAGTACATAAAGCAAAACTATTCTCCTTTGAAGCAAACTTATTACAAAACGGTAATGTAGAGATTATCTGGGACTCTGTATCTCCAGAAGAATTTGAGAAGGAGATAAATACAAATCTTCCGGATTACGAAGGTTCTCATTCTGTAGCATCGATGTTACGATACTTTCGTTCGGTGGCAGATGAAATGATCGATAAATCACGTCGATTTATCTAATTTTACACCTCTACCTATCAATATATCAGCTTGCGTAATTTCACCGTCTTTATTTAAATCGGGAAATTTACCACCAGTTTTACCGCCGTTTTTCATCTTTATCTTTTTGATACCGGCAGCGAGACCCCCACCTTTCATGCGTGGCATACCCATAGCAGGTTCAACATTCTTACTTCGTTGTCTATCCTGTTGTTTTTGCGTTGCACTCATCATAGGTGGTCTAGGTGATGCCATTCCACCGCCGTACATTTTCATTGGCCGTTGACCATTCGTGTATGTTTTCAAGTTTTTCTCCGTTAGATATTTATTGTTGTTTTACTGGTATGTTGTCTAGATCTTCTACAAATACTTCTTGTTGTTGAGTATCGACGCCTAATAGAGCATCTACTGTCGGCAGTTCCCCACCAGATGTTAATATCTCAGTTCTTAAATAAATTGCTATTCTTTCTGATAATAGTCGTAAATCTTTTTCTGTCAATCTATCACTTGCAGGATCATCTAAAATTTTTCTAATTAGTAATGCTGCAGTTCTATCATTTAGAGCTAGTTGAACAATACTTTGATCCCTATGTAATAATAACCTAGCACCGACTTCTGTTGTTACGTATAGAGGACTAACCATACCTCTAGCTAAGTTAAATGCTCTAGCAAATATACTATCTATAGTTATTCCTCTAGTATCTGAATTTGCACTAAATTCTTGTATCATATCTCCGGATCTAAATTTAGCAAATAATGCTATATCTTGTAAAATTTCTAAGTGTTCTTCTCCTAGTATAAATTCTAACCCCTCTTTAAATCTAGGATTAGTTACCATTTCTTCAAATTCTCTTAAATCAGAAATATTTTGTATTCTTCCTTCTTGTACTTCTGGTTTTTTTACAGACCCCGGATCCATTCTACGTAATACTATACCACCTTTTACGCTTGAATTTTCAAACATACCTTGTAGAGTTAAATGTTTTAAAGTTTTCATTAAATTTTCACGACCACCAAAATCCACTCCTCGTTGTTCAGCTAATCGCATTGTATCTTCAACAAAATTTTCTAAACTTTCTTTAGTTGAATTTTTTACAATATTATTAAAAAATGCTTCTGGTTTAACATCTATACCTCTATATAAACTCTCTATCTTTTTTAAATCTTCATCTATTCTGTCTGCTTCTTTCTGTGCAACGACAGATAATGGGGCTGTTTCATCATTAATTTTTTTAATATAATTATCTACTAAAATTTTTGCTTTCTTATCGTCTTTTAAAACTTCATCTAAGTTTTTTGCTACACCTTGCATAGACATAGAATCATACATCTTTAATTTTGTAGAAGCTGTTTCATCCCCAAATTTAGAGGAAGTTACATTTATCGTTAAGGCGTTTTCTATTTCTGAAATTCTGTAAGAAGTATCCCAATCATAATCTCCTTGAGGAACAATACCTTCTTTTATTTGTTTTGCTTCTAGTCTCTTTCTTCTTCTAGAAATAACATCTCCTAATTCATCTTTTATTTTAGGGGTTATTGAAAGATCAACTAATGTTTGAATCATTCCTAATATTTTTGCCTCTTCTTTATCATCTAAATTAAAAGTGTAATCATTTTTATATCTACCGTCTGAAATAGAAAATAATAAATTATCTTTTAATTCTGCTAATTTTTGTAGTGCTTCATTTTTTTCTCTTGTACTTTTTGCTTTCAAGACTTTTAAAGAAAAGTCTGCAATCGTGTCAAAATATTTTGTTGGAGTATATCCTTTTTTATATAGAATTGTTCCTGTATAATCTGTCCTATCTTTTTCTAATCGTTTAGCAGTATCTTTGCTCACACCCATAACTACTTCATATTCTGGATCATCAAGATAATTAAGTAAATGATCATCACCATCAATTTTTGTTTTAAATTTTTCTGCTTTGCCTTCAACTCCTTTTCTATCTATATTGTTTTGATGAGTTCCTAATAGAGTATTAGGGGCTGTTGCATCTCCGTAAATTGTTCTATACTCTTTTCTTGCTAATTCTGTATCATTAAATAGAGTTGTTCCATTTTCTTCATCAAATTTTATATACAAATTATTTACTTTATCAGTCATTTTATTTAATTCGTCTCGTAATATATTATCTGGCTGCTGACCTCTCAACGTTCCTTTTTTTCGATCTCTAAAAAATCTATACACACTCTCTACTTCAGAAGGTGTTGCCATAAAAATATTAAAATCTTTTTTTACATCTTTATCTGCGGCTTCTCTTAAATCAAATGCTATTTCTATGAGGCTACGACTTTTTCCTAATTTTTCATCGGCTGCTCGTTCTCCGGCTATTACTGCATTAAGGGCCTTTTGACTTCCATATATTTTTAATAAACCTCGATTTGCCATTCTATTAAAATCTTCTAAAATGCCGTTGTCATTTGCATATCTATAAAATCTACTATTTCTATTAAATAAACTAGAAAAAGTTTCTTCCTTAATATCATCCATACCTTCTTTATATAAATTTAAGAGGTTTTCTACATTGATCATTTTACCTTTATATTTTTTATCTATGTTCTTATATGGCACACTACCTAATGCTCGTTTTCTACCTAATGTTAAATTAAGTATCGATTCTGCTAATTTTGTTTTTTCAACAACTAATTCATTAGGAGTCATTTTATGAGCTACACCGGCTAAAGATCTCGCTGCTTCATCTAAACTATTCGTTAAGTTCGCTGATATGTCATTTATAGATTGTTTGTTTGCTTCTATGTCATCTAATTCTGCATCACTGATAAGTCTATCTTGCATTTTTTTTATTTTTGAAATAGTATTTGAATCAATATTTATATCTCCAAGAGCTGCAACTTTTGTAAAATTTTTAATTAATTTAAGCATCTCCTGTTTTTTCAATACCATATGTTTCAATCCATTTTCTTTAACTTTAGTTAATCCGCCTAATAACTCTTGTAGAGCAGCGTTACTATTTAAATTAACACCTTTTGTTCTTAAATCTGTTTCAATAAAATTTACTAAAGTCCCTATAGATTCTAGAGCATCCTGTTCTTGAGTCATAGAATTTATAACAGTTTCTATTTTATTATTACTAATTAAATCTTTCGGTTTTAGTGATTTTCCAAACTGTTGTTGGACTGCTAATAGTGGTGCTAAACCTGTAGCGTGTGCTAAACTTAGATTGAGAGTTTTCATCTTTTCTCCAACTTCTTCTTCTGTATAAACCTTAACACCTTTACTATCTTTTAAATTTAAAAATCTATTTCTAAATCTATCCATCATATTATTGTATGTTTTAAGATTATTAAAAGCTATTTCTCTTCCCTCTGGAGTCATCGCTTTAAACATACGTTTTAAATACGCAAAAGATTTTACTTGATCATCTGTGGGAGCCCCTCCTGTTTCTTGTAAAATTCTCCTTTTAAATTCTGCTTCATCACTCGTCATAAATACATTAGGCCCTATATTACCTGCAGTAATTATAACTGGAATTGAATTTATAATTTTTCCTATATCGGTGAACGTATTTTCCGTCATAAAATTTGCTGCTCTAATTCCAAGATCAACTGTGCCTCTAACAGTCAGTGGAGCAATGATAGGGACTACGAGTGATCCTAAAGCTATTGCTGCCTCATTTTCAACTCCAAGTGAATTAAATATAGTTTCATTAAAACCATAAGCAGCCGATATAATAGCGTCATCCATAAATGCTGTTCTAGTATAAGGATTATCAAATCCACCAAAACCTTCTCTAATTCTAAATGTTCTTTTAGCTTTTGCTGTATCCTTTATTTTTTTTGATATCATTTCCCTGTCTACAGCATTAGTTGAGCGATCTAGATCTTTTTTTAATTTGAGGATTTCTTCATCATATCTATTTATTACATCTGTTAAACCTCTCTTATTATTTGCAGCTATTTGCATAGATGATTTAGTTCCTGCCCCTAGCACACCTAAAGTAATTAAATTAGTAAGATTATATACAGACTTTGAAACATAATCACTCACCTTTTTAGTTTCTGCTTGGTATATTTGATACACACTTTGTCCCGCATACTTTTCTGCTTTTTTAGGATCTTTTAAAACATTATCAACTAATCTCAGAGCATTTCCGCCTTTTCTAATACTATTTAACAAAAATAGAGCAGTAAAGGGGGCTTGTGTTAATCCAAAAATAGCTCCTTTTTCAGACCCACTTAATTCATTATATTGTAAATCTAGTATTTCTGCCGCTGTTTCGGCATCTATTTTAAAATCCTCTTTAATCGGATTTCCGTTTGCATCTACTTGAGGAATAGCTTGGACTAGGCCTGTTTCATCTTTTTCTAAGTTAATTTTTTGTTTTCTGTATTCTTCGTGATCTGCTTTAAATTGTTCTTCACTAACATTATAATATTCCATATATTTCTTTTTATATGTATTTTCAGTAAAACTTGATAATGATGTTTGTAATAATCCTAAAGGAACATTATTTAACGCATTTTCATACCGTTGTCCAAAAATTCCCGCTTTACTTTTTGCTTGTCCCTTCTTAAAGTTAGTAACAAATTTATCCGTATAGTTTAAATCATAATCATTTGACCTTAAAAATTCAGAACCAAAAGTATCTCCTAGAAAATCTCTTGTGCCATCAAACGTAGATTTTAATGCAGCAGAAGCAGCATCGTACGCTAAGTTTCCTAAATCTGGTAGTCTAGCTATATCTCCCAATAAATTTCCAAATGATTTTTTTAATTCTTCATTCATGTTACCTAATAATAATTCATTGAGTAACATTTGTTTTCCTTTTAAAGGAATTTTATCATCTGTTCTAAATGTTTTATATAGTTTATTTGTGTTATATATTATATCTGTAACATATTTTTTTGCAGCCGGATTATTTTTTATAGGACTCGGTAGACTGAGGAAATTTTCAGATTGTTCAAAATCTTTCGTTCCAAACTTAGTGTAGTCATAAACAAAAGGTACAATTACACCGTCTCTAGGCTCACCTCTTAGTTTATACTGTGGAAGTTTTACAAATTCTTCAAATAATTGATCTCTAAAATCCGAATTTTTTTTTGCTATTTCAAGAGTTTCAGCATTTATTTGAGCATTACCCAGTGTCTTTATAGAAATATTACCACTTAAAAATTTATTAAAATCGTCTCCTTGATCTTGAGCGGTATACCCTCTTCTCTGTTGAAAAGCAATACTTTCTCTAGCTAATTTTTCAAGATTTATAGGAGTAACGGGAGGCATACCCCGTCTTCTCTGACCTCGTTGTGCAACTGCTAAATTAGTTTTTTCAAATTCTTTTGGTATTCTTTCAGCCATCTACATAAACTTTCTTATATTTTATTTAAGTTTAAATATTTAAAAAAATCAAATCCGGATCCATACTGTCCAAAATAGGACATAAGACTATCGGGTAATTCATAGATTTGTTTAGTATTATTATTGATGATATAATTTTTAATTCCTCCTTGCTGTCCTTGTTTTTGGTATACACTATGATTTTTAGGAATCGTAAAGTTAGGAAAATTTGTTGTATCATAACCTTTAGCTTGATTAAATTCCAGTATATCTGCCGTAATGTCATTC